GATTCAAAGATGCCAGAAGAGGCCAGCAACACAGGGGCTCACCTGAGTCGCCTGACGTTATATGTAATGAGCTTGCTTGGTTTCATTTTGAAGTGAAAAGCGGCAAGCAAATAAACATTTGGCGAGCACTGGAACAAGCCGAACGCGACAAAGGCCAGGAGGAACTGTCTGTAGTCGCCGCTCATAAGGACAGGGAGCGCTGGGTTGTTTCAATGTACGCTGATGAGTGGTTGGAAGTAATAAAGTCTATGGGGTGTCTGTCACCTCATGGTTAAGGGTTGTGACTTAAAGGAATAGAGCCGTAGGAGAGCTACGGACAGGGTTTTGTATGCATACCCTCATTGAACACCTTTAAGTCACTTTTTTTAAGGAGGCAATATGGATAATTATAGAGTGAATTTTGAGCACCGACTGAGTGCTAGTGAGGCGGCAAAGCTGGCTGTGGTTAAGTATATCAACAGGCAAGGGATGCCCTGCACTGTTAATCCAAGCGTGATGTATCCCGCAGGAGCAGATCCTGAGAAGTACAAGGACGGCGGCGACTTGTTTATGCATTTTCGCACTGAGGTCAAGCACCGCCCAAAACTAGATTTTACAAGCGCCGAAACGTACCCGTTTGACACGGTACTTATATGCAGTCAGAGCTCATTTGATAGTCAAGTTGTGCAGCCTAAATATTATTTTATCTGCAACGGGCCAATGACTCACGCCGCGCTTGTTGACGTTAAAAAGACTAAAGGCAACTGGCTTGTACTAGACCAGCCTGACTTTGAGAGGAACTACACAACAAAGACCTACGCAATTCCAAAGCAGGATGTCATATGGATTCAGCTTTAATCTATGAAGATCCTGCTGACCGCCTATTAGCGGCAATCATTGGGCGAGCTATTAAGGACTACTGTGTAGCCAGGATGAGAAACCTACTAAGTGCAGACGGGGTCATTAACGATAAGTTACTAGCAAAGCACAATGTTGGATTTGTTTTAAGCGCAGACGTTATGCAGGGCTGTTCACGGCTTGAGATTCGGACGGCTTATATATTTATGCACAGTGGGTTGAATGTGATGCTGGAAGCATTAGCGCCTAACCAAGACCCCTCAATGATAAGGGACAGCGCCGAGAAAGTTATAACAGGAGAGAAAGTAATCGTATGGCAGTGACACCATTCCTCTATGCCCTTGCGAGGGCGAAGAGGAGTAGTTTTGGCTTACAAAACTAACCAAGATAAAATGAAAAAGATAAACAGAGCATCGGACTACACAAACATGGAGGTAGTGTTATGAGCGAATTAAAACCTAAACTATCCTTAGCGAAGGATCTCCTAGATTCTAGTAAGTCAATGACTGTTGACCAGGCAAGGTTCCTAGTGGACACATACTACCAGATTCAAGATGCAAGGATAAGAGCTTCGGCTCAGGTGCGAGCGTTGGTATCCAGCGAAGAACCTCACTCACTTCTTGATTGGGTTGGCGATGTTAATGCTCAGCTAGAGAACAAGATTAAGCGAACACTTGAGATCTATGCTAAACACAACCCTGTTGGCCAATGGAGTTTAGGGATAACTGGAATCGGCCCTGTCATTGCTGCTGGGCTGTTAGCTCATATTGACATTACTCAGGCCCCAACCGTTGGACATATTTGGAGGTATGCTGGACAAGATCCAACTTGCGTTTGGGAGAAAGGCCAGAAGCGTCCCTGGAATGCTGGGCTCAAAACCTTATGTTGGAAAATAGGCGAATCGTTTGTGAAGGTAAGCGGCAATAAAAAGGACATATATGGCCAACACTATCTTCGCAGGAAAGAACAGGAGATCATTAAAAATGAGAACCTAGAATTTAAAGATCAAGCCGATATTAAGGCGACTAAGGTTGGCAAAACTACTGATGCCTACAAAAGCTACTCAGTTGGCAAATTACCTAAAGCCCATATACACGCACGGGCCAAGAGGTATGCTGTTAAATTGTTTCTAGCACACTGGCATGAGGTTGCTTATAGGGAGCATTACAAAGCTGAGCCGCCCTTGCCGTATCCAATTGCCCATTTGGGCCACGCACATCATATTAAAGCTGCGTGATAACCATCCCCCCCAAGTGAACCAGGGTGAGTGAGTGAGTCATAAGCCAAAAGAGAACCATAATAATAGAACGAGTCATCCTGCAAAAGAGAACCAATGAGGCAAAACGAGTCATCAATGACAAGAGAACCAAGATTAAGGAGCGAGTCATATACGGCGAGAGCACCAAAATATACGAACGAGTCATTTGTCCGGAGAGAACCACAAAGAGTAAACGAGTCATATCATTTGAGAGAACCACGTCCTGCGAGCGAGTCAGAAGTAGGGAGAGAGCCAGGTTGGTAGAACGAGTCAGACCAAGTGAGAGAACCATCCCCAAGGAACGAGTCATTGAGCCAGAGAGAACCATTTAGACGGAACGAGTCATGTAAAACGAGAGGGCCATATATTCAAAACGAGTCATGGCGAGGTAGAGGGCCACAAGCTATGAGCGAGTCAACTCAGGAGAGTGAACCAACTCAGCAGAACGAGTCAGCGTTATAGAGAGAACCAATGGGGTAAAACGAGTCATTGAATTAGAGAGAACCAAGCGGACAGAACGAGTCATTTCTGTAGAGAGAGCCAAAGCAAGTGAGCGAGTCATCCCAGGAAAGAGAACCATCACCGGAGAACGAGTCAAGACTTCCGAGTGAACCACACTTCCAGAACGAGTCATTTTCAGTGAGAGAACCAAACAGACCGAACGAGTCAGTTGCAATGAGAGAACCATGCTGTAGGAACGAGTCATTTGTCGGGAGAGAACCAGACAGACTAAACGAGTCATTTAGAGCGAGAGAACCACGGGTACGAAACGAGTCAGTGCTGTTGAGAGAACCAATCAAATGGAACGAGTCAATGCCATTGAGAGAACCAACCAGCGAGAACGAGTCATACCAACCGAGAGAACCAGTGTATGCGAACGAGTCATGGACGGTAAGAGAACCATAAAAAGGAAACGTATATAATTTAAAAACATGGAAATAGATGAAATGAAAGACAGGCTACCGCTTCCCCAACTCATGGAGCGGTTAGGTTACGGTGAAGAGTTCCAGCGGCGCTCATGTAGGTCGCCGTTTAGAGAAGAGCAGCGAGCAAGCTTTGGGATCTTCCCACATGAAAACAAATGGTTTTGGAAAGATCATGGAGTGGGAGAGTCAGGCGACGAGATAAACTTTATAATGAAAGCGCGAGGCTGTGACCAGAAACAAGCCATTGAGTTTTATAAGGATCTTATCGGACACCGTGAGCAGACGGCTGCTTTGAAGCCAAGCAAACTCAGCGAACAGGCGCTTGATGAGATAGCGCTAATACGAGGCTATAAGCGCACAACGGTTGAGCTCTTAAATAACAGAGGGCTACTAGTCAATGTTGACGGCAACATAGCTATACCAGTTAAGAGTGGGCGCGAGCTTATCGGATACCACAAGCGCTGCACTGATGGGCGCTGGATGTACAGCCCAAAGGGAACCACTGCCCTGCCCCTGGTTATTGAGCCAAGCGGACAAGCTGCCAGCACAATCGCATTTGAATCGCAATGGGATGCGTTCGCCTACCTGGACATCGCTGGCTGGCCAGAGCACCAGCGCATCATCGTTACCCGTGGGGCAGCCAATGCTAAGCGCCTAGCCAAGCGCACGGTAGGCCCAGTGATACTTTACCTACAGAATGACGAGGCTGGTGAGAAGTGGGCTAAGGCAGCGACTGAGGTGATTGACGATGTCCGAATCTGTGTCGCTCGCCCCCCTGCCCCGCATAAGGATTTGAACGATTGGCTCAAGGCTGGCTGCACCTTGCAGGATCTCCTCCGCAGCGTTGGTGATGCTCAGGTTGTTAAGGCTGGGCCAGAAAAGGACATCATGTCCTGGGATGACCTGGATGACACCGGCAGTGACCCTGACAATTTAATCGGTAATCGCTGGCAGTGCCGCGCTGGTTCATGCCTATGGGTTGGCCCGTCAGGCGTAGGCAAGTCCAGCCTGACACTGCAAGCGGCGCTCACCTGGGCCGCTGGGCATGATCTGTTTGGGATCAAGCCAGAGCGCCCACTCAAGAGCCTCATTATTCAAGCCGAGAATGACGCAGGAGACGTTAAGGAAGTGCTCCAGGGTGTCCGCATGGGTTTGCCTCAATTAAGCGCTCTATGGCCCGATCTGAAGCAAAGAGTGAGCATTGTGTCCAAGGCAGATGTCAGTGGCGCTGCGTTCCTCAACTATGCCAGCAATATGTGCAAGGCAGTACAGCCGGATCTGCTCTGGATAGACAACATCCAGGCGTACATGGACGGCGATGTTTGCTCCCAGCAACAAGTGAGCGCCTTCCTCAATCCCCTGCGAGCCCTAGCGCTTGATACTGGCGTAGCCGTGCAACTGATACACCACACAGGAAAGGCCATTACGGGCTCCAGAACGGCCCTAGATTGGAGTTACATAGGCAATGGGTCTAGTCAGTTAACCAACTGGGCTCGCGCCGTCATGGTGCTAATGCCAGCCGAGGATGAGGAGTATGGCAATTTTAACCTTCGCGCAGCCAAGAGAGGCTCACGGGCTGGCTTATGCCATTCTGGAGGGCTCCCGTCTGATGTTGTTAAAATTAGGCATGGACAGCGCGGGATCTGTTGGGAGGAGAACTAACATAGATTTGCATCATACATACATATACACGCAGCGCCTGAGTGACGGCTCACTGTTCGTTCAAGGCTTAGCCATGTCAGGCGACGGCAACAGCCGCGCTATATGCA